CAGTACAGGATATGTGTGGAGAGGATGTATCATTCTGTCTGGATGCAAAGGAAGCAGGTTTTGAAATCTGGTGCGATCCTCGTATCAGAGTCGGTCACGAAAAGACAAGAGTGATTTGAGATGGCTGGCGAGTCTTACAATATCTACTGTAAGGGACGTAAACTGTACTCTAACTTGACAGAGGAAGAGTATTTCGATATGATGGAGAACCTGTCGATAGAGTATTATCAGACAGGTTCTCCAAGACCTAAAGATCTTGAAACTGAAATTATTAGGAGATTAACAAATGGCTATGCGTAAAGGTGGCGGTTATGTAGAGGGCGCACCGAAGAAAACTCGTCAAGGAGCAGGCATGAATACTAAGTATGCAGCGTCTTCTCGCAATAAAGCAAAGAAGAAGTATCGCGGACAAGGTAAGGGTTAAATAAGACAGTCAGTAAAGTCTTATGAGTTGTTTAATCACCAACCTTCCATCTGTTGAGGTATGGGTTCGTAAAGAATACCTTACAGACCATCAAAGTGGTTATGGTGAATTTGTCAAGGGCGTTTGGGTTTCGGCAAAGTCGATTCCTGGACGCGCTTTTTATTTTGAGACTTATCTGCCAGAATATGCGGCAATGTATGATAAGTTACCTATCAGTGCCTTTTTATCTCGTCCGCAAACACCAGACCCAGATATGAACTTACCCAACTTACAGTTTTGGAACTGTATGGACTATGGTGTCGTTAGTATTGACAAAAAATTCATTGGTAGTATGGACTTTGAGTGCTATACACGCGACTTTGGTATTCAGAAGGGTGTATATGTCTGCACTATTGACAATTATCACCGTGACCCAGACATGGTAGACTGGGCAACAAGTGAAAATCCTGCCGAACACAAGTCTCATAACCTTATCGAACTGAATAATGGTCAATATGCACTGTATCCAAACAATCGACTACGCATTTTTGACAATAGTTTGACACCTGCTGAACCAAAAATGCCCGATTTTAAGGTTTCGACTCAATATTATCAGGTAGAATGTGGTTATGATCGTCTTGGTATGGGTGATGAGGATGAATATCACTGGAAAACTGCTCAAGAACGTGAAAATAAATAGAGTTAAGGGATAGCAACCCCTCTAAAAGTTCTGATTTTAACGAATCAGGAGCTAAAATGGGAAATTCACCTGTGGATAGAAACAAAGAATATATGAGGGAGATGTGGGGAACCACAAAACTCATTTCAGATTATGGATCAATGCAAGAAAAACCAAAAAGAGTTCTTACAGAGGTAATGCACGACCTTGCACCACGTCATGATCTCAAAAAACAAACTGAATTGCATGAAAAAATTCGTAATGATGAAGATTATGATGATTGGGAGTACGGAACCGAACCTTCTTATGGAACTGGGGTATAAATAAGTTCAGAAAACTCTAACCAAAATGGCGGTTCAAAGGATATCAAGATCATTTAAAGATATTAGTTTGTCCTTTGAACCACATCCAGTGACAAAGGACTTGCCAATCCTTAAAAATGAGAATGCAATTAGAAGATCTGTAAGAAATTTGGTAGAAACCATACCAACTGAGAGGTTTTTTAACTCTCTTCTTGGTTCCGAAGTTCGTTCAAGTCTTTTTGAGTTTGTTGATTTTGGTACTGCATCTGTAATTCAACAACAAATTGAAATTACACTTGATAATTTTGAACCAAGAATTGAAAATGTTCAGATTCTTGTCGATCCTCGTCCAGATTTGAATGAATTTGAGGTCACTGTAATCTTTGATATTGTAGGTCAAGAGTTTCCGACACAAGAATACTCATTCCTATTAGAGGCAGCAAGATAATATGCCTTTTACTAAGTTTACAAATCTAGATTTTGATCAGATAAAGACTTCAATCAAGGACTATCTTCGTGCAAACAGCACATTTAGTGACTTTGATTTTGAGGGATCTAATTTTTCGGTCTTAATCGATACGTTAGCATATAATACTTATATTACGGCATTCAACTCGAATATGATTGTCAATGAATCCTTCTTGGATTCGGCAACACTTCGTGAGAATGTCGTTTCTTTAGCAAGAAATATTGGATACGTACCACGCTCTAGAACGGCAGCAAGAGCGACAATATCCTTTACGGTATCAACTAGCGAAGACACGCCTACACTAACGCTACAGAGGGGTCTGGTGTGTGTAGGGAACGCAAATGATACCACTTATACGTTTTCAATACCAGAAAATATCACCACCACTGTTGTTGATGGTGTCGCAACATTCAGCAATATAAACGTTTATCAAGGAACGTATTTGACAAAGAGATTTGATTATGATGGATCTCTTGATCAAAGATTTATTCTAAACAATTCCTATATTGATACTTCTACACTTTCAGTATATGTAAGAAAAACATCCGAAAGTGGTTTGGGGATTGAGTATTCGGCAATTGACAATATTTTAGATACCACTGCCGATTCCAGAATCTATATTCTTCAAGAAGTTCAGGATGAAAAATATGAGATAAGATTTGGTGATGGTATTATTGGAAAGAAACTTGGAGATCAAGTTAGTGGTGATGGAACCGTAATTACAGCAAATTATATTATTACAGACGGAGAAGATGGTAATGGTGCCAGTGTTTTTTCCTTCTCTGGAAGTATTGTTGATGCTTCCAATGCTTTGATTAATCCTGGCAACATAACAATCACGACAAATCAGGCATCTCAAAATGGTTCTAGTATAGAACCAATTGATTCTATCAAATATTATGCACCAAAAATCTATTCAGCACAAAACAGAGCTGTTACTTCAAGAGATTATGAGGCAATTATAAAAAGAATATACCCAGAAACTGAATCGGTTGCTGTTGTTGGTGGTGAAGAACTAGATCCACCAGAGTTTGGTAATGTTGTTCTGAGCATTAAACCAAAAAATGGTAGTTTTGTTTCTGATTTTAATAAGTCTAGAATATTGAGTCAGTTGAAACAATATACTGTTTCAGGAATTAATCCAAGAATTATTGATCTCAAAATTCTTTATGTTGAGGTAGATTCTTCTGTCTATTATAATAATACACAAGTTTCAAGTGCAGACTCATTAAAAACTAGAGTATTGAATAGTTTAACAAAATATTCAGAATCATTAGACCTTAATAAGTTTGGTGGAAGATTTAAGTATAGTAAGATTCTCCAAGTAATTGATACTACTGACACTGCAATTACATCTAACATTACTAAGGTTAAGATTCGAAGAGATTTGAAGGCAACTTTAAATCAATTCGCGCAGTATGAATTATGTTTTGGAAATCAATTCCATGTTAATCCTACTGGACTTAATATCAAATCCACAGGATTTAAAATTTCGGGAGAATCATCCACAGTATATCTTACGGATACTCCCACAATTTCTTCAAATGGAAATACCATAACAAATGTTACTTCTGCAGGAGATCTTTTCCTCAATAGACCGACCAATGTTTCTGCAAAAACTGGCGTTATTTCAGTAGTCAAGATTGATAGTAATGGTAATAGGACTGTTGTTGTTAAAGATGCGGGAACAGTTGATTATGTGAAGGGTGAAATTATATTGGGAACAATCAATATAACTTCCACAACAAAAGCAAATGGAATTATTGAGATACAAGCATTTCCAGAATCTAACGATGTCATCGGACTGAAAGACTTATATTTGTCTTTTGATGTTTCGAAAAGCACAATAAATATGGTAAGAGACGTAATCGCTTCTGGTGATGAAATAACAGGAAATGTGTTTACTAGAGATTACTATACATCAAGTTACTCAAACGGGAATTTAGCAAGAAACTAATATGATACAGACTGGATTTGATTCTAGAGTTAAAGTTCAGCAGATTATTGAGAGTCAACTTCCAAGTTTTATACTGGAAGAATCTCCAAATGCATCTGAGTTTTTAAAGCAATATTATATTTCCCAAGAATATCAGGGTGGTGTAATAGATATTGCTGAAAATTTAGATCAATATTTGAAGTTAGAAAACCTGACACCAGAGGTGGTTGTAGATAGTACAACTTTATCCTCTAGTATTTCTTCCAGTGATACTGAGATTCAGGTATCGAGCACAAAAGGATTTCCAAAAGAATATGGATTATTAAAAATTGGAAATGAAATTATTACATATACTGGAGTAAGTGGAAATACATTTACAGGATGTGTTCGTGGATTTAGTGGAATTACTGATTATCATCAAGATTTAAATCAGGAGGAACTCACTTTTTCATCTTCCTCAGCAACATCTCATACGACTGGATCTAATATTCAGAACTTAAGTTCTCTTTTCTTAAAAGAGTTTTATCAAAAATTAAAATATACAATTGCACCAGGTCTTGAAAAAGTAGATTTCACATCAGAACTGAATGTAGGTAATTTTCTAAAAGAGATTAATTCTTTTTATAAAGCAAAGGGAACAAATGAATCTTTTAGAATTTTATTCAATGTTCTCTATAATGAAACACCAAAAATTGTAAATTTAGAAGAATTTTTAATAAAACCATCTTCATCAGAGTATGTTCGTAGAGAAATAGTAGTTGCAGAATCTATTTCTGGTGACAATCCTCTTAATCTTATAGGACAAACAATAAAAAAATCTACTGATGAAACGACAAATGCATCAGTTTCTGCCATAGAACCTTTTAATAGGAACTCAAATCAATATTATAAAATTTCTCTTTTTGTTGGCAATGATGAATTTTCTGCAATCGAAGGAAATTTTACAATAACGGCAAATACAAAAACTGTTAGAGAATCTTCCACAAATTCTTCAGTAATTACTGTTGACTCTACTATAGGATTCCCTAATAATGGAACTTTGGTCTGTGGAAATAATACAATTACATATACTGATAGGTCAATTAACCAATTTTTAGGATGTTCTGGTATTGATGAGAATATATCAAAAAATTCTTTAGTTAGAAATACAGACACCTACTTTGGGTATGAGGGTGGCGATACCACCAAAAAGGTAGAATTTAGAATTCTAGGAGTATTATCCGATTTTGTTCCAACATCAGAGGATATTAATGTTTTTGAGGGTGATATTGTAACAATCAAAAATGTTGGTGATTTAATTAAGAATCCCCAACAAAATAAAACATACAAACAAATATTTGCAAATTCGTGGATTTATAATACTGCCGCAAGATATCAAGTATCTGAAATAGGTTCTAATTATGTTTTGTCTAGTGATATTGACAGATCAAGTCTTAAAGTTGGAGATAGGGTAGAACTTTTAGAAAGAAATACTGAAATTTTAGCAGCAGAAAGTGATAATCCACACGTTGCAGAAATTATTTCCACCAATACGATAAGATTACAAGGTTCTTTTACAGTAGATTCTAGTAAAGAATATGATATAAGAAGAAAGATTAATACTGCAAGTAGTTCTGGTGCTCCTATTGAATATGGAAATAATTTAATTACCTCAGATATCCAAAATCTCTACAGTGATGGCGATGATTTTGCATATGTTGCATCAAACTCATTACCATCATCTAAAATTTCTGGGTTTACTCACAATTACAGATATGATATAACAAGTAATATTAAGAGTGCTTCATTATCTTCCGAAAATAATCTTTTCGATTCTGATTCTGATGGAAATTATGGAATTATAGGATTTGCCAATGCCGCACCATTTTTAACTGGTGATAGAATTTATTATCAACCATCATCTACACCACTAGTTGGTTTGGATACAGGAAGTTATTATGTAGAAGTTCTTCCATCTAATAATAAAAGAATAAGATTATATTCATCAAGATCTTTTATTGATGGTTCTTCCTTCTTAAAATTCAAAGTACCAGAGTCTGGACTTGATACACAAACTTTTACCTTATATTCACACAGATCAGGAGAGATTGGAGTACAAAAAGTACTCAAAAAGTTTCCTCTTCAATCAAAAATAAAAAATCCAGGTAAAGAAACAATTCCAGGAACAACTGGAATGTTAATTAATGGTGTTGAGATTGGAAACTACAAATCTTCCGATAAAGTTTATTATGGTCCACTACAATCTATTGATGTATTAAATGGTGGAGAAGATTATGACGTTATCAATCTTCCCACAATATCAATCCCTTCAGGTTCTTCTAGTGCTTTAGCTCAACCAGTTATTTCGGGTTCTATTCGGGAAGTTTACATAGATGCTCAAGATTATGATATTGATAAAGTTGTCTCTGTTGACGTTACTGGTGGAAATGGATCTGGTGCAGTAATTGAACCAGTTATTAGCAAAAGAGTTAGAGATATATCTTTTGATGGTAGAACATTAACGAATGGTGGAGGTATTAGCACAACTGGAAATAGAATTTCTTTCTTAACAAACCACAATTTAAATAATGG